TCAAACCATCACTTGTAACTGTTCCTGTTACGTCTATGCCTGTTGAGTTAATTCTTAGGCGTTCTCCATCAGCAGCCTTGAATTGCATAAAGTTACTTGCATGGTCATAGTAGATTCTTCCTACATTACCATCATCTGAGTCACCAAAATTAATTAAACTTGCACCAGTATTGCTACCATTAATGTTAAGCGTTGCTGAACTTGCTGAAATTGTAGCAGTACCATCTACAGTCAAACCATCACTGGTAACTGTTCCTGTTACGTCTATGCCTGTTGAGGTTGTGGCTAGCTTAGGTTGATCATTATGATAAAGGGTTACATCTGCACCTGCATTAAATTCTGCAAAAATGTCACCATTAGAAGGATTATAAAAGGTTATTCCAGTACCACTACTTCCTAATTTAAGTTCTCCTGTAGAAATACTATGTTTAATAATACTATCATTGCCATTATGAACTAGCTGTAGTTCGTTTGCAGTTCCGATATAAATGTTTTTATTATCACCAAGACTTATATCACCAACTACACTTAAAGCAGAGCCATTAAAAGTTAAGTTTGCTTCACCATTAATAGTCGTAGAACCACTTGCAGTTAATATTCTATTATCAGCAAAGTTTGAAATTGAAGTAATTGTTCCCGGCTGAGAATCTACATATGCTTTAATCGATTCAGAAGTTGCAATAGTTGTAGCACTTGCAGTTCCAAAAGTATCATCATCTAAAACTGCTGTACCTGATATACCTGTGTTAATAACTGGACTTGTAAATGTTTTTGTACCTGTAAATGTTTGAGTACCTGATAAGTGTGCTGTGTCTGCATCTAACTTTGCTGAAGGTAATACTCCTGTCACATCTGAAGTTAGGTCTATTTGGTTTCTTGTAATTGTCTGTCCGCTAATTGTGATATAATCTGGAGTACCTGCTAAAGTTACAGCATCATGATCTCTTGTAGCTATGTCTATGCCGTCTACAGTTCCTGTGACTGATATGTTTCCTGTAACATTTACACCAGTGCTTGCAGTTCTAAAAACTTCTGTTGTGCCTGAACTTACGGATCCATGATAGAGTTTTACTATACCACCATTACCTAAATCTTCTGTTCTTAAATAGTTATATGCTGAGTTGTCTTGTAATGCTACGGTTGATGCTCTAATTTGTACAGCATTTCCAGTTATTCTTAAATTACCTGTGCCACTATCTGCTATATAACTATGACTACCATCGTGATAGATTTGTAAGTCTGAGTTATCTCCGAGTTTAATGCTCTTACTGTCTGGTAAAGTTATACCATGTGAAAAATCAAATTCGTCATTTGTTGCATCCCACAGAATAGTAGCATTGTTATTAACATCAACTGCGTCCTGTATTGTAATACCTGCTCCGTTTGCGGATCCTGATGTATCTCCAGAACCATAATTTAGTGTAATATTTTTATCTTCAACATCAAGTGTTGCTGTATTTAAAGTAGTAGTTGTACCTTCTACTGTTAAATCTCCAGACATAATAACATCTTTTCTTAATCGAATAATATCACTAATATCTTCCTCTAGAGTTATAAAATTTTCTCCTCCGACTTCAAAATCAATTTGATCAGGAGTAAAGGATATTCTCGTATTTTCATCTCCTGAATGAGTTATGTATCTATTTGTTACTAAATCCCCTGTAGTAACTCCAGTTGCACCTTCTCTTATTTCAAAAATAATTGGACTACCATTAGCATCATTTGCTCCACCTTGTCCATAGTTAATAAACTGTTGGAAAGCATTTCTAACTCCTGATCCTGTTGCAGCAACTATTTTAACTCTATAGTCATAGTAATTTCCTGAAGTTAAACTACTGCTTATTTCTATTTCGTTTGCAAAATTAATTGAGTAATGCTGTGCAGATTGACCACTTGTACTTGTTAATGTAAGAGTCATCGCACTTCCTACATTTGTCCAAGTACTTGCTGAATTTAATTTAAACTGGAATTGTGCGGTTGCTTGTATTGCTGTACCTGTAAAACCTGCAGGAGCAAAAAAAGCGTCATTCATTATAAGTTCTAAGAAAGTATCTTCACCTTCATGCTCGTACCCACTCCCTCCATCATTTAAAGATTTTATGTATTCTTGTTCTCCTAAATATCCTGTTTGTCCTAAAGTTTCTGTATCAACGCTATCATAATAACCTCCAGTTTGTCCTGTTCTTGTTCCTATAGCGTTCCAAACTTCTTGAGCTAAACTATCGACTTTTACCGTTCCTGAAGCTAATTTAGTTGCTGTTAACTCTCCTACAATAGTTGCATCAGTAACTAGTAGTGTATTTGCGCTTACAGTGCCTGATACTTCTGTAGTAGTTCCATCAAAAGAAAGATAATTATCAGCTTTACCAAATACAAATTTACCGCTCTCTAAATCTATAAAGGCTCCGTTTTCGTTATTTACAGGTATATTAGTATCTGGAGCAGCTCTTGTAAATATAGTTGTAGGAATAGGATTTGTTACATCTGCTCTAATTGACCCTCCAAATATTGTTCCTTTAAAGTTTGCGTTACCTGATGTATCAATATAGAATTCTTTTGCATGTATTGATCCATTATTTGCTGAGCTTATTGTTATACCTGTTGTTGTGTAATCTGTTACATCTTTTGTACCAGAAAAAATAGAATTAGCATCTACAGTCCAACCGCCTATATCACCTGTAGAAGCTGTTATATTTCCTGTTATAGTGGCATTTGTTGCTGTTAAAGCTCCTCCTTGTGTTACTTTGAAAGGCGCATTAGCTTTATTCGCTACGTTAGCTCCAGCATATATACGTAGTGCATTGTCGCCTGTTCCTGTTCCATCTAGTACTGCTTGTTTATTTGAGTCGTCTGCGCCTGCAATAATTTGAGTATCAGATCTAATCTTGTCACCTTCTATCGTACCATCGACTAGTAAGTCTCCAGTCATAAAATTAGCTATTTCGCTAAAGGTATTATCTGAGAATTTGTAAGATTTACTTGCTGTAGGAGTTGCTGCTGTATTTACAACAATAAGTATATCTCCTTCCTGTGGGAATCTACCAAACTGAGTTTTAAATGCATCAGCACTTAATGCATTTGTGTTTGAAGTGTTCTCATGATGAAAATATCCCAAACTTTCTGTTCCTTCTGAATACTTTTCTTCTAGTGCATAAGTTGAACCGTCATAAGATACTTTTGCTAAAATAACATCTGAAATAGGATCTGGTTTAAAAGAAAGTTTGCTGACTGTAACAGAGGAGTAATCTCTAGGTAATCCATCAACAATTTGTAATTTTCCATCATTTTCTATGTAACTAATTTTACTATAAAAACGAGTAGCTCCTGCTGGCGCTATTACAATTGTATCTCCGTTTACAAAATCTGTAGTAAAAGCAGTAGAAGAACCAGTAATAATATTATCTCCTATACTTCCTGAAATAGTTTGTGAATTGGCAGTAAGTTGAGTAATACCACTATTAGATGCTGCTACTTCAGCCATATATTCAAAATCTAAAGGTATTGAAGTATTTGTCCCTGTAGGTATCTGAGCAGTACTATCCTTTTTAATTTCAACAGCTTTTAAAATGTCTCCACTTGTAGCACTTTCAGATGCATCAAATAATAAGTAAGCTTCTGAATTATTAGCCATACCAGCAAAATCTTGCTGATAAGAAGCCGTATTTCCATTTGAAGGGTTAGTATATATAGTTCCATCTGAACTTTGTAATTGGTAATTTTTACTATCTATGGAAACTGTAGAAGTACTACATTGAATATGTTTATTTATTTTTCCATCGTTAGGTATTTTTAATATCTGAGTTCCACTATTAATGATTTGATCGTTTGTTACTTCTAATTTTCTTTGAACTATTTGTGACTTTCCACCATTTATATTAACTGATTGTATTTGAACAATTATTGTTTTTGGCCCGTCAAATTCCACAGATAAATAGTTTTCATCTTTAGGTGCTGTTAGTTTCTTAAATTTATTTCCTTTTAAGCTATTAATATTATGTTTTATTTCAAAATGACTTAAATGTTGATACTGAGTCCCGTCAGAGTTTAATACTCTACCCCAGTTTATTCTTATCTTATTAGTAGTACCACTAACATTAGATTCATCATTTAGTCCAGAACCAAAAGATTTAAGAACATCTAAAGTTAAAGTTTCTGGTGCGGGAGGAGTTTCTGTGAAGGAAGGTAGTTTATTAGTATCTACTCCTACATCTAGTATATACCCTCTGTCTACTAAATCAAACTTTGAAGAATCATATTTAAGTGCTGATATAGTATAAAGTTTATTTGTATCTTCTTTTATCTCACTAATTACATATTGCTGTGCTGAGCCGTTTACAATATCTCCTGCAGCATCATATTCTCTAATTGCCCACATAAAATCTGCACTTGGTACCGATGTAAATGCACTACTAACTGTTAATGCAGAAACTGAAGCTCCTGTTGTAGAAATTGTTTGAGTCTCAACTCTTGAGTTTTCATTCCATTCTAAATCTAAAGGATTTCCACTACTATCTACTGCATTTCTTGCCTGTGCATCGGTTGTTATTTTTACTACTGTTCCATTTACGTTTGCATGAGTTACTAAATCTCCTCTTTCGTAATTATTTGTTGTAGAAGCGTTTTCTGTATCATCATTTATAGTAGCACTAATATTCGATAAATATGCTCCACCTTGTGGGTACATTACAGAAAGTTTGAAGGTATTCCCGCTTGAAAGATTTACATTTCTGTCTAAATTAACTTTAGTTGTAGAGTTACCATAATCTGAAGCAGAGACAGTTTCTCCATAATAATTTCTTAGGCCTGAAGCACCAGTTGTTACTGGCCAAGCATTACTAGTAAGACCTCTTGGTATTGATGAATTGGCTCCTAACCAGGCTCCTGGATTACTACCTCCCCAATCTGAATCTTGTAAAGCTCCACCGCCAGTTGTTTGTTCATCTATATAAAGTTTTCCGTCTATCCATAGTCTTTGTTTTCCTGGATTTGGTTGAAGCTCCCAACATATTGTGTGTACTTGATCGTCAAATTCTGGAATATCAGAAATTGGAATTTCTGTAACAATTCTATCTGTTCCTGTAGTATGCTCTGTAGTTTCTGAGCTACCACAACTTAAAGTAAGTTTGTCAACTCCACTTACATCACGAACACCTAAATATGCTCCTACTGTTGTTCCTCCCATTTCCCACAAAGTTGCATCTTGTGAAAAACTTGAAGGAAGAGTAACTTCTGCTGCAAATACTGCATCATCTGATCTTTCCGCAACACTATAAGTATTGGCTTGAAATCCTGAACCATCACCGATTGTCTCATCTAGTGTTAGTCCGCTTTCTGGATTAAAATTTGAAATACGACCAGAGTTAGAAATAACGTCTCTATCTGCATCTTGTATAAGTATTACATCACCGGGTTTTAAGAAACCAGCATTAATTGATGATTGAAAAGCTACTGCTTCGGACTCTAAAATTTCTGTAAACAAAGACCACTTACCAAATCTATGGGCTTGACCTCTTGAAGTTGCTCCAAAAGCTACTACGTCTTTAGGTACTACTTTCCCTGTTTCTAGTATATTATTTGTATCTTCTACGATTTCAACCGCTTGTTTATACATTGATTCTGGATCATTCCAAGTAACTCTTATTTGATTCGATCTAAACTCTCCTCTAGGGGATGTGTAGCTAAAACCTCCTGTAACATTACCTTTAGAAAAAGTATAAACAGGTAATTGGTATCTATTTTGAGAGAACTGAATTTGTCCATCTAACCAATATAACATTCCTCTGAAAATTTGAGTTATATCTTTTAAAACTTTTAAAGCATCTGCAGATTCTTTTATATAAACGTTTGCTGTAAATCTTGGTTCTGTTCCTCCTTTGCCATCTGCAACTAATTCATCACAGTATCTTGCTATTTTATATAATTCGAATTTATCTATTTGTGCTTCATCTATATATTTACCAACTCCATATCGTTTATTAGTTACTAAATCATAAAAGACCCAGGCTGGATTATCCGTCCATACTAGTTCATGATTGACGTGTCCTTTTGCAAAAGTAGAAATATCTCCTCTAAAATTACCGTCCCAATTTTGATAAGATCCTGAATCTGCTCCTGAAGAAGGGTTTCTGTCATATTCTCCATAAGCTCTACCTTCTTCTCCTCTTGGAAAATAGTTTGTTGGGACTTTTACTTTTAGTCCTTTAACTTCATAAGAACGGGAAGGTATTTTTGCAAAAGATTCAGCATCAAAAAGCATAGTAGCAAAAGCTGAATTAGGGTATGCTAATTTATCTGTAAATCTATGTTCTACTGTATCTAAAGTACAAGGTGATGTATGATCATAATCTCTATGTCTTCCTTGAGAAGGATCTACTCTTTGAATTTTTATTTGATATTCTGAAAAAGGTTTAAAAGGTGTTAAATCTATTACAAAACTTTCTGCAAAAGGTGCTTTAGTAAGTGTTCTAATTTTTCCACTATTATGAGGGCTTTCCCATGGTCTGGTCTTTTTATTTGTATCTCTATCGTCTAACTCATCTTGAGTAGGTCCAAACATTAATTTTTCTGTAAATGCTGAGTCTCCTGTCTTTTTAAAGCCTAACCATATTCTTAATTCACAGTTACCAGGTTTTTCATCTCCACTGCTTGATTTTGAAGCTATCATTTGTGGAAACTTAAAAGTAAGTTTTACATTATCTACTTCTTCTGGGTTAGCTACAGCATTATCGGTTACTATTACTGGTTGAGCTGTAGCATCAGATACAGTTGTATTCCACGCTCCTATTGTAGTATTATTATTTGAAGAAAATAAATCTCTAGTTTGTTCTACTGCTTGATTTTTATTTTCTATTATTGCTGCACTTCCTATATCCTTAAATCCTTTTAAGTAAGGTTGGTTTCGTTGACCGTGCATAAAAGCATATTGGAACCCTTGATAATTATATACAGTATTTTCTCTACCTATAGATGGAGTAAATACTTCAACCTCTACGTTTGAAGCATTAATTTTTGCTGTTCCTACTGCTCCAAGATCTGCTATAACTGCAGTGTTTGCATCAGTAAAACTACTTATAGTTCCTATTTTATCTATACTTGCTGTTTTGTAAGAAATATCTCTAGGTAGAGGATGTCCAATCTCTACAGAAGTTGCACTAATAAATCTAATAATAGGAGCTACCATAGGTACATTTGAATTTGTTCCCGCTCCTTCTATTCTTATAAAAGGTTTTGGAGTATCTGTATCTATGGGAGTATCTGTTCCTGTAAGAGGATTAATATCTGTAACGTCTTGTGCTTCAAAGAAAGAGGAAGAAGCAGTAATTATAGTAGAGCCTTCAGAACCTGAAATTCCAGTAGACGATCCATTTCCTGTTATTGATTTTTTACCTTTAGGTATTCTTATAAATCTTTTTCCATCTGCTATTGATAAATTTGAAAAAGGATTGGAAGAGTCTGAGTCTACTAAAGTAGAATTACTTGCTGTAAAAGTAGCGTTTTTAATTTTAATTGGTTGATGTTTAGTATCTCCGATAGTTACAGGAGTCTTATCTAAGAATATTGAATTTGTTCCATCTACTAAGCCTTCAATTGGGCCTTCGGAGATTATATCATAGACTACAGCTGTTTGGTTTTCTTGAGGCACATTTGTACCTCCTTCTATAGTAGAACTTACTGATTTTTTAGAGCCTTGTACATTTCCAGATACTCCAGACCCCTCTATTAAATTTAAATATTCTTTTGTTAATCGTGCCATAATTTACCTTTGTGCTGTTCCGTAGTCAGCTCCACCGCCGCCTGTGCCTCCTCCAGCACCCGAGCCGCCAGCTCCTGTTGTGCTTGAAGAATTATAATTATAAGATCCATCTGTAATAAAAGTATAGCCCTGTAGAGTATAATTTGGTAGAGATGTTTCTTCTACTCCAAAGTTTATAACAGAGCCTCCAACTAATAATTGTCCATAGAGTAAAGGAACTGGTACACCTTCTTTTACATTGTTTTCAGGGCCATCAAATAAATAACTTTTTCCTGAAGCTGAAGGAGTATCTGGGGTAAGATATCCCATAACTCCACTCATTGCTAAATTTGTTCCAACTGCTTGAACTGCTTTTGTTGTCATTGCTTTTGCAGTTTCTATTTTATTTACTTGGCTCTGAGCTTCCATAGTTCTTTGAGTGGGCATAGCATTCATGTGTCCTGTACCTCCTGCTTTTGTAGCTGCATCTAACTCTGCTGTTGCTTCTAGCTCTGCTCCTTCAAACAACCCATTTACCATATCAGGACCATACATTAATAGAAAAATTCCAAATACTGCTTTTAAAATATCACTGCCCCCCGCACCCGCAGCCACTGGAGTTATAATTACTGTATCTTTTACAGGAGCAACTAAAGCATCAAGTGTTCCATCTACTAAATCTTCTCCATTTTGTATAGTAAAGTTTATGCCTTCTTCTGCACAGTCAGTTAAGTATTTTTTAAACCCGTTTGTTTGGCAATCAATAAGACGAAAAACATCACGGAAGTTGGAAACATTCATGTTCCAGTCCGATCCAAACTTTTCTCCTATTTCTCCCATTAATTTAACGTGGGTCATAAATTTCAACTCCTCTATCAGGGTAAGATACAATTAAGTATGGAATACCTAATGCCTTACAATTTTTCTTGTCATGCTCACTTGGATGACAATCTTGCATATAGTGACTATGGACTACATATTTTATTTTCGAAATCAGTTGATACTTTGCGAAAGTTTTTGGGTCAATTTCAAATTGATTTTCTCCCAAAAATTTATTTTCACAAGGAATCCATTTTTCTTCGTTGTTCTGTTCTATTATTAAACCACACATCTCACGTGGGGCTTCCTTTTCTGCGTGAGAAAAGATTTCTTCTATAAACTTATTCAAAGTTCTTCGATCCTGGAAAACCTCCAAAAGGAAGTACTCTATTACTAAAATTAGCTTTTCCTCTTGAACTTGTGCTTGTAGAAATTAAAGGCGTGAATCCGAAACGCTTGTTACAAGATTCTAATCTTTTTCCACATTCATCTGCTCTTTTCCAATATATATTAAATCCTGGAGTATTTCCTACTGTAGGTTGTTTTGTTTTCCATAAAAAATCACCTGATTTAACTATTTCATTTAATCTGTCATCTGTATACGCTTTATAAGTAGTACTACTAGAATAAGTGCTAAATACTCTTACTGCTGCAAAATTAGTATTTGAGTCTGAAGGAGTACCTAAAGCAGTTTTTGTTCCTGCTACTAATACTTGCCAATGTCTAGTTAAGTTTGAAACTGTAGAAAAGCCTCCTGATGTAGTTATTTCTGTTGCCGCATTATTTGTTGTTTTTATAAAAGCATCTACTGCATAGCTGCTACTACCTGCTGCTGCTGTATAGTCAGTATAAGTATCAGTACTATTGTATATATACTCATCATCTATAGTAACATACACTTTTTGGGTTTCATCAGTATTTCCAAACTTAGATTTAAAAGATCCATCTTTACTCCAAATACATCCTCCGCATTTTTCTCCTTCTGATAATGTAGGAGAAGCTCCTGTATACTCCCATGGACAAGCATTTGATATTATTTGTCTTGCAGGTATTTTTACACCTTCTAAATCAAAGGGTGCTTTTAGTTCAAAACTTATAGAAGTTGCGTCCTTTTTCATTAATTTAGAAATAGTCCACACCTCTCTTCCAAACTCTATAGATTGCTGTCCTGATCCTGTGTCTGCTGAACCTCCTACCAAATATTTTTTTAAGGTAGTTCTTCTTATTATTTTTCTTCCTAGTATTAAATTGGTATCTGCTGTTCCTAGTAAAGTAGTAAAATTATTCCCCACATTTGAAAAGTTAACTACAGGTCTTGCAATTGCTCCAGTTACTTTTGTTTCAAAGCCTGTTGAACTTACAGGAAAAGGAGCATAAGTTCTTAGTGTAGAGGTTGAAGTATAATCATATAGTTGTAAACTACTTCCATCACTATCTTCTCCTCTAGTAATATAAGCAAATGTTCCATCAGGTTTTTCTATTTCATAAAGTTCTACAAGACCTGATGCTACTGCTTGCTTTTGAAAATCACTAATTAAACTGTTTGTACTCATGATTCGTACACTCTCCTAAAAGTTGCTGTTAAACTATAAAAATTATCAAAATCCCATGTTTGGTTCCAAGTAGCACAAACTACTTTTACTGTTCTCTCATTTCCACCAGAATTAGAGTCAGATACAGTATAATCAAATGCGGTTACTGCTCCTTTACTTTCGAAAAAGTCTACTATATCATCAATTTCTGCTTTTGGTCGAGTTGTAAAAGTTAAGCTAAAAGTTTGAGGTAAGTTATTTATTCCATCAGCTATTCTATGCTCATAACCATCACCAAAAGTTGCTAAATGTACTTTGGGAGTGTTAGAAAGTGAGAGTCCTTTATCTGGTACTACAGTTCCTAAAC